GTCGTAACCACCAGCATCCTCAACACAGTCGCCGCGATGGGTCTTGCGACTCTGCGCCAGCAAATCCAGCTAGTGAAGCGCTGCAACCGAGAGTACGAGTCCGAGATCAACGCCGCGAAGCCGGGCTCCACTGTCAACATCGTGGTACCGGCCGCAGTGAGCGCCGCCGCAGTGTCGCCGAGCTACGTCCCGCCCGGTTCTGCGCAGGTCACGCCGAGCTACGTGCCTATCACTCTCAACAAGTGGTATCGCGCGCCGTTCGCCTTCGACGAGAAGCAACTGCACCAGGTCGATCGTGGGATCATCCCCATGCAGATCAACGAGGCGATCAAGGGTCTCGTGAACCAGATCGAAAACGATGTCTGGGCCGTGGCCTACAAGAAGTTCTACACCGCAGTCGGCACTGCGGGCACCACGCCGTACGGGTCTGACGTCAAGGAGTTCCTGGACGCCGACAAGGCCGCGAACGACAACATCATGCCGATTGGTGATCGGTTCCTCATCAACTCGACTGCGGCCCATGCGAACTGGATTGGGCTGCGCAGGACGTATGACACCAGCTTCCAGCGCCTGGACATTGACGAGTGCTGGTCTCAGTTGGTCCCGACGCATACTGCGGGCACCTACGGTGAGACCGACAAGGGCACCGGCGCCACGGGCTATCAGTTGAACGGCGTTCACACGCTCGGCGCCACCACGCTGACCGTCAAGGGTGGCACGCTCGGGACGATCCTAGAAGGCGACGTCATCGCCATCGCGGGCAGCGCGCAACAGTACGTTGCGACCGCCGATGGCAGCACTGGCACCACGGTCACGTCCGTGACTATCTCGCCGGCCCTGGTGGTTGGCTTCAGCGGCAACGATGCCATCGCCGTGCAGGGTGACCACGCCGTCAACCTCTTGGCGCATCCGCAGTCTATCGCCTTCGCCATGGCACCGATGACCGAAGGCCTGCAATTGCCGCAAGGCATGGGCGCGATCATGCAACAAACCGCCGTCGATCAGGACAGCGGCCTTGCTCTGCGCCTGGTCGTCAGCCATCAGTTCTATCAGATGGAGTGGAGCTTCGACGCGCTGTACGGCGCCGCCGTTCCGCGTCCATCCCTTGGCGTGCGCATCATGGGCTAGCCGATAGCGGCATAGCCCCACACAGCACGGGGGCTGGAATTGTCGGGGCCAGCTCCCGGCTCCTCGGGACCACCCGGCAGGAGACGACAACATGGACACCTCCCTATATCCGCAAGGCAATACCGGCATCCGGTTTACGCCGATGCTGGACGTGTCGCGATACACTCCCGGAACCGAGACGACCGGCTCGATTGTCACGTCCAAGGCAACTTGGGTGCCGTTTCTCTTTCCTGGGCAGTGCGGCGGCAAGCTGTTGCTTGAGAACCGCTCCAACACTGGCGAGTTTGCGACCTGGCGCATGCGTGCTCGCGCCAAGAACACCACGGCCTCCGGCAATGGCAACAATAGCGTTGGGACGACCACCTGTATCGACGCTTCGGCATCCGCCATCGCGGCAGACTATGGCAACCTGAAGGCGGTAAACGCCTGCGCGCAGCCGAACGCATTGGCGCAGACAACCGACTCGACCAACATCGTGTGTGCTCTCTACGGACGCATCGACGCTACGGCCGGTTCTGTGGGTCGTCGTTGGGTGGCGTGGATCGACACTCATGCCACGACCAAGGCCGACGCCGGGGACTACCTCATGCGCATCTCGCACAACGGCACGATCGCCATTGACGGCGCCATTACGATCTACAACGGCGGACGTCTGCCGCAGTTGTTGACCTTCGAAGACGTGGCCGGTTTCCTGTCGACGTCGGGCAGTGGCAGTTTCACCAAGACCCATAAGCTCGCGTGCAAGATCGGGGGCGATGCGACTCAGTACTACATCCAACTGGGTACGATCTCGTGATCATAGACGAGGCGGTGCTCGACGAGCAGCTAGCGCAGCTCAACTCCCACCGTGCAGATCTCGTGGCGGAACTGAATCACACGGTGGGAGCGATCGACGCGCTTCAGTTCTTGAAGTCCAAGACGCAGTCCACTGCGTCCGTCGAACCGATTGGAGAGAGCAATGCACAAAGTGCTACCCACGATTGAGGTGCTCCTAAAGAGCACGGGTGCGCTGGCGCGCATCAACGAGAGCGACTACTGTGAAGAGCGACACACGCTCTTGGCGGAGGCTCCTCCGAAAGCTCTGGTGGCCGCCGGTATTTCGACCGGAGCGCCAGAATCGGAGAAGATCTCCGCGAAGTCAAAGGACGCCAAGCCGGTCAGTTCCAATCCGGAACCAAAGCCGGACGCCAAGCCAGAAAAGAAGGTGTGACATGAGAAAGGCGCTGTTGGCCTGTGTCGTTCTTCTGGCGCTCCCGGTGTTGTCCGGAGCCGGCGGAGGTCCGTGTACCGGCTTCGAGCAAAGGATGACGCCGATCGCGTACGAGAGCATCACGGTTGCGAACGCGGCTATCGGTTTCACTCCGGCGAAGCTTGCCAATGCTTCGTATGCGTTCGCGCAGCTCGAAACCGCACCGATCCGCTACACATCAGACGGTACCGCGCCGACGTCTGCGGTTGGCACGCTGATGGTTGCCGGTCTGGGTCTTGACGTCTGTGGCCCCGAGGCGCTCAAGGCGTTCCGTGCGATCCGCACGACGGGCAATAGCGGGACGCTCACCGTGACCTACTACAAGGCAGGGTACTAAGATGCGCCGAGCAATCTGGCTAGCGGTCGCGTTGTTCGCTCTGGTCGTCTGTGTGGACGCCCAGGTCGCACCGCGTCCAACACTCGTCACAACCGATGCCGTCGCGATCAATGCCGAGACAGACACGCAATCGACGATTGTGCAGGCAGCCATTGCGACGCTCGGAATAGAGGCCGGAACACGCTTCACCATTGTTAGCGCCGCCACCTCGTCGCACATCCCCAACAATACCTTGACGGCTGGCGCAATCACGGCAGCATCAACGACCGGCATCGTGCGACTTGTCGAGATCGTGACACAGTGCGACGGGACAGGTTGGGCCGGCGCTGGCGTGACGAACTTTGAATTTGCCGTGGACAACGCAAACGGCAAGACGGGCGCGTCAGCTCCCATTCTGGCCGTGGCGAAGGCCAGCTTCGCCGCGCAGACCACGTACGTTTCAACTCCCAAGGCCCTGGCTATACTCGAAACTGGCAAGAAGGTCTATGTACTGGGAGACGCGGGAGCAGGAACCGGCGCGGGCATCTGCAATGTGTACATGACCTTCGAGCGCGGCGTGGACGGCGCGACCATCACCGCAGTGAATCCTTAGAAGGCAATGTGGGCAAGGCTGGCTGTTCCAAGGTGAAGCAAATCGAGAAGGCGATCGCACGCACTGGCAAGGTTGACAATCCTTGGGCTGTTGCGCGGGCGACCGCGAAGAAAATGAAGCGAGGCAAGTGATGGCCAAGACTTTTGGCGGTAAGAAGGCGGCGCCGTTTGTCAAGGGCGGTGGAAGGGACAAGAGTCATCCCAACGACGCACGCGGGAATCCGCGAAAGGGGAAGAAGTGATGGCAAAGAAGGGTAGCGCTGGCGCGGCGCTCGGTAGTGGCAAGAACTTTGCCGCGATCAAACGAGCGGCGGCGAAGAGTGGCGCGGCCAATCCGGCAGCAGTCGCCGCCGCAGTGGGCATCAAGAAATACGGCGCGTATCAAATGGCCAAGTGGGCAGCGGACGGCAGGAAGCACTAGGGAATGCCCAGTACGCCCACGCTCGACGCAACAATCGCCGGGTCCAGCAGCAATACCTATGGAACACTGGCGGAGGCGGAGACCTACTTTGCCGGGCGCGTGGCGTTTACAGAATGGACGGGCAGCGACGACCTCAAGAACAAGGCGCTCCTGATGGCCTGTCGCATGTTGGGCCAATACTACGATTGGATGAACTGGCAGACGACGCAGACTCAGGCCCTGCACTGGCCGCGCTGTGGCATGATCTCGTGGAACATGTGGACTCCGATCCAGCCCTACCAGATGCCGGATCAGCTCAAGTGGGCACAGTTTGAACTGGCAGGGTTTCTCATGACCGACGACCGCACGCGGGACTTCCTGCCGAAGCGCTACAACATTGATTACATGTTGGTGTATGGCGCTGCGCAGCTCCGCTTCAAGGACCCGATCAGCAATCCGATCATACCGGACGCGGTAGCCAACATGATTCCATCGTGGTGGGGACGCCTGCGCGGGCAGGGCTTTGCTGTTGCCCAGGTGACACGCGGATGACTGCTGGGCTTGATTCGCTGGTTCGCCAAACGGTATCCATCGTGGGGGCGGTCACGCAATCGCTACAGGCGACCGTGACACATAACGCATGGGTGTCCAATTCAAGCGATGGCTACGTGACGCCGACGTTTGCGAGCACGTCGTATCGGGCCGTCGTTCAATGGCGCCAGCGCAGGATTACGACAGACACGGGGCGCGTCGTGGACCAGGTGGCGGAGGTCGTATTCATTCAACCAATCCCCGCCAATGGGGCGACCGGAAGAAAAGAGCCGATCGACCCGCGCGACACGATCACGCTACCGAACGGCTGGATGGGACATGTGCTCAACGTTGAAGGTGCCGTTGATCCTTCGACCAATGCGCCGTACATGGTGCGGGTGGCCCTCGGATGATGGATAACGAGAGCCTAAAGGGCGCAGACGCACTCGTGGCCAGGCTTGCCGCTCTCGGGCAGTATGTCCCGCTAGGACTTGGTGAAGCCATCTACGAAGAGGGGCTCATCGTCAAGGCGCAGAGCGAGGATGGGACGCCTGTGCGCCACGGCATCTTGCAGGGCTCTACCGACATAACGCAGCCACGCGTTACCGAGGACGGCGCGGTGGAAGTCAAGATCACGGTTGGTGGACCTACGGCCAAGTCTCCCGAGGGCGCCGGCTATGCGGTGTTCGTCCACGAGGATACTGCCGCGCATCACGAGGTCGGACACGCTAAGTATCTCGAAATCCCGATCAATGCGGCCCAGGCAACATTCGGCGAGCGCGTAGCGGCGCGTCTCGATCTGAAAAAGGGGCTCGGCTAATGGCCATGCTGGACGAACTCGCGGCCTACCTCCAGACCTACGGCATCGGCACCGTGGGCGTAGATATCTGGAAAGAAGAGATTCCCGAGACGCCAGATGCAGCCATGCGCATTCACGAGACGCCAGGCGGCTCGGCGGAAGGCTTCTTCGGCTCGACCTCCATCTTTCGCGAGCACGCCAGTGTCCAGGTGACGTGTCGTGGCGCCTCGCGGGATTGGAAGACACCGAACTCCACGGCGGACTCTGTCTATCAAGCGCTCTTTGCTCTCCAGAACGTCACGCTCGCAGACACAGTGGCCAAGACGACCTCGATCTACTACGAGTCGCAAGTCATCCCGCCGTTTCATCTCAAGCTCGACGAGCAGCAGCGCGTGTACGTAGTCGTGAACGCGCGCCTTGTCAAGTCGCCATCGGTGGCCACCCCATGACGCAATTCAGCGTAGGCCATGTGCCACCCGAAAGGATGACTCCGATGCACGAAGAGAAGCCGGCGGGCGCCTTCAATGCGGCGCGGCTGGTTGACGGTAGCGGACGCGTGATGCGCAAGAACGCGGATTGTCCACAGTGCCATGCGCCACACGCAATGCGCATTGTGGGGACCGGTTTTGGCGAAGGCGCCAAGGTGCTATGTGGAGCCTGTGGCCACCACTTCGTCGGGGAGACAACGATATGAGCAAGGCACACGTGGCTGTCAAGCCGGTGTACGACAGAGAGGGGGGCGTGCTCGCGGCAGAGGGCGAGACGTGCGAGCGCGTGCCCGCCGAGGCTGTCGAGCACCTAGAACTCAAGGGCGTAGTGAAGCGCGTAGCGCCTGTGTTCGTTGAAGCGCCGTTGAAGCGGTTCGCCCGCAAGGCTGAGCCCAAGACGGCAGAGAGCGAGGAGTAGCATGGCCAAATACGGCTCTCCGAGTGCGTTGTATCTCGTGGATGGATACAACCTGCTCTCATCTAAGTTCCAGTCGATGACTCGCAAGGTCAGCTCAGCAATGGAAGACACGCACGGGCTGGGTGACTCCGCGACCTACAAGACGCCCGTCGGCGTGCGCACCGTTGAAGTTACACAGCAAGGGGCCTTCTTCGATGATTCGGCTGGATTGATTCACGCGCAGTTCTCTGGTGCCACCGATGGACCCACGACGACGGCGCGCGTTGTCTGTGCCGGTCTGGCGGGCAACACGAGCGGCGCTTTGTTCTACGGCGTCGAGGGCGTGTTCGCGGAGGGCTACGATGTCCTGGCCAACATCGGCAAGCTGAGCAAGTCCAATCTCAGCTTGTCGGTCAAGGGGCAACTTGACGACGGAGTCGTTTTGCATCCGCTCGGCGCCGAGACGGTGGCCAGTGGGAACACGCAGGTGTCGTATGTGGACAACTCGGCAATAGCGGCAACGCGCGCTGTGCCCATCACGTCGTCAAGCGTCGCGAGTCCGTCGATCATCACCTGTTCTTGCCAGCACGGCCTGACAAGCGGAGACACCGTAGTCATTGCCGGGCATAGCGGGTCAACGCCGAGTATCAACGGCGAGCAGACGGCCACGGTGATATCGACCACGACGTTTAGCATCCCGGTCAACGTGACCGTGGGCGGCACAGGTGGAACATTCACGCGCGCGCAGACCTCGAATGGCGGACATGCTTATCTTCAGGTGACCGGACTTGCGCTTGGAGGCTACACAGACTGCCTCATCACAATACGCGAGAGCGCCGACCATTCCATCTGGAGCGATCTTGGAGCATTCTCGGCCGTGACGCTGGCGAATACGGCGCAGCGCGTGGCCATCGTCGGAGCCGTGGATCGCTACTTGGCGGTGTCGTGGCTGTTCGAGGGCGCAGGGTCGGGTCAATCAATTACGTTCTTCGCGGGCTTGGCCCGCAGCTAGGGGGTTCGTATGGCAACGGGCAAGCATGGGTCAGCAGAAGTCACTTTTACCCTGGACGACGCGCCAGGCGGAACTGGTCGCGCTATCCAGCACCACATCACCGGTTCAATCGCGGTGGCCATCGCGTCGGCAATGGAAGAGGCGACGGCGTTCGGCGATAGCTGGACCTGGAAACTTCCGGCCGGGGTGCGTTCGCTGAAAGACATCCCGATCGGCGGATTCTTCGACGACACGGCGAACACCGGGCCGCATGCGGTGCTGTCTTCTCCGGACTACAGTCCGACCGGGACGCCACGCAATCTAGTTGTGGTGTATGGCAACTCGAAGACCGCGACCACGACTGTCTGGGTCCAGGACTACGAAGTGACCGGAACGGTCGGCAAGCTCTCGACGTACAAGGCCACGCTCACGCCGGCCTATCCCGGAACGGTGACCTGGAGCTAGTAGGCGTACGGCCCCGGTGATGGCATCGGGGCCGCTCAAGACACAGACTCGCGAGGCTCGCGCCTCGCCAATAGAGGAGCCCAGATGTTCGCAGGCAAGGTGACGGAAGTTGTCCAGGTTGTTGGCGATGACGGGCAGCAGGTCAATGTGACGATCCGCAAGCTCTCGCGCAAGTCGCTCGCGAAGGCGAACGAGGCCCGACAAATCGAGTTTGCGCGGTTCGTGTCGGCTGGCGGGAAGGCGTTTTTTGATTCGGCGCAACAGGCCAACCCGGAAGTACAGAAGGCGCCGACGCCGGACCAGCAGCGCGCATCGCGCTACGCGGCCTATGACGTGGACGCGGTGTTGCAGGCCGGTATCGTTAGTTGGGACATCGAGCCGGCGCCGACTCCGGATCTAATCGGAGACCTGGACGCAACTACCGCCAAGACGCTCCACGAGCACATCGTCGACCTGTCCTGCGGGCCGATCGACGCCCCCGCGCAGGCGGTGGAAGAGGGAAAAGGGTAGCGGCGTACTACAGTCTGCTGGCAGAGGACCCCAATGAGCCAGACTCCAAGATTGATCCTCATGTGCGCCGCGTCTGGCTCATCGCCAGCATCGCCCAAACGTTCGGACTGCGCCCGACCATCGTGGCGCACGACCTCGACAACGATCCCGAAGACTTGGCGGTTGAGTGTCTCTGGGCGATCCGCTTCGGAGAAGCATACTTCGCCTACCAGCGCAACGATCCCAACATCCTCAAGGGCTGGGAAGGCAGCCGCATGATGGATCTCGTCAAGGGCGAGGACTTCAGGCGGGCACAAGAGGAACTCCTTGACTCTTGACGCTGGCACTGTCGAAGCCATCCTGCGCGTAAGGGACGATTTCAGCGCCACGCTGAAGACTGCCGGGCCAATGTTTCAGGTCCTGGCGCAGCAGAGCAAGGCCCTAGCCGACGCTTTGGGCGGCGCAGAAAAGCAAGCGAAGGACGCGGCTGGCGCACACGACGCTTTAGGCAAAGCGGTAGGCGTCGTCCAGGGCAAATGCGACGAGTTCGCTGGACAGCTCGGCATTGTCGGAAAAGCGCTTCAGGCGCTAGGTCCATGGGGCGTTGCGGCAGCAGCCGGAATAGGAGCGGTGGTAGCGGCAGGGCTGCTCATTGGAAACATGACGCTGAAGTTCACTGAGTTCGCCCACGCCCTAGAAAACCAGGCGATTCAAAGCGAAGTCGGCACTACCACGCTACAAGAATACCAAGTAGTAGCAGCGCGCCTGGGGATGAGTTCGGAGACAATCACAGACGCTCTCACCAGGATGACGCGCGCCATCGCCTCCGGAAGCGATGATGTCAAGGTTGGTTTTGCCAACATGGGTTTGTCGTTCGATGATCTTCGCAAGCTGAGTCCCCAACAGGAATTCGAGGCGGTCATCAAGGGGCTGCACGACATTCCAGACCCAGCGCGCCAGGCGCAACTGGCCTTCCAGCTATTCGGTCGCAACATGGAGATCCTGAAGGTTGTTCGGGGCAACATGGACGACCTTAAGAAGAGCGCTCACGACTATGGTCTCGTGTGGGGCGAAGACGTCATCGACAAGGCCGCTGCGACGCAAGAGGCCGTCGAGATGCTCGGGCTGTCCTGGAAGCATTTCGAGCAGTCGGTTGTGGTGGGCATCGCAACGGCACCAGAAGCCAAGGCGGCCCTGGACGACCTGGCTCGCTCCATTTCCAGCCTGGCCCAGCCGGACAACTTCAAGGTCATCGCTAGCTTCTTCAAGGACTTGATCGTCGATCTGCAAGTGGCTGCCGCAATCGTCAAATGGGTGTCCGAGCGTCCCAAGGCGGCCCAATACAACACCCTGTTTTCGGGCAACAAGGCGTCGGCCGAACAAAACTACGCCATCCAGCACAACGCCTTCGGCGGGGTGGCACTCGGAGTCAGTCCGCAGGCGGAATTCGTACCGCGCGCCCCAGGAACCTTCGATGCCAATGCGGCCATGACAGCGAATGCTTCCGCGAAGATAGCCTCGGACTCGGTCGCGATGGTGGACAAGACCACCAAGGCGTATCGCCAGACTGTAGCGGAGCTTGGCAAGGCGCAGTCCGAGATGATGCCCGTGCTCGACCAGGTGAACGGCAGCTATCTCAAAGAGGCCATGGCAGTCGATTCGGCGACCGCCGCGAAGGTGGCCAACTTCAACCAGACCGAGGGACTGCGCGACAGCGAAGGCAAGCTGACGGCCCAGGGTTCCGCGATGGCCGGCAACCTGTATGCGGCAGCCAATGCACAGAAGGCCGCAGCCGAGAAGGCCAACGATCACAAGATCGCCCTGGAGCACCTCAAGGAAGGCATCGCGATCAACAACGAGCTCGCGGCGGCCACCTCCGCGCTGGTGAGTCCATACACGGCCGCGACAGAGGCCGTCCAGCGCGAAGTAGAGGGCAAGGTAGCGGAGTACGAGGCGACGCATCTAGTCACGGATGCGCAGGTCAAGGCTGTCGAGGCCCTGCTGAACATGGGCGCGGCTGCGCGGCAGGATTACGAAGCCAAGATAGCCTCCCAGCGCGCCTACGACGCCGAGTACGTGGCCACGATGCGCGCCGTTGCGGCCAAGAAGATCGAAAAAGAGATGATGGATCAGTCCATCAAGAGCATGGAGGCCCAGCAGTCTGCGCGTGACGAGTTGTCCACGGCGATGGATAAGAGCAAGTCTGACTACGACCAGCAAGTCGGCGCCCTTCAGCGAGAGCAGGCCGCCTTCGAGCGCACCACGGAAGATCAAGTCAAGCAAGGCGCAATTACCAAGGCGCAGGCCGACAACCTCATCAACCTCAAGAATCGCACGGTCGATGCAACCAAGGCCGATCTTGACTACAATCACGCTGTTCAGCAGAGCGTTTCGTCGATGCAGGCTTTCGGCTCCATGGCCGGCAGTTTGTCCGGCATCATCTCAGATCTTGGCGGGGCTGGCAGTGCCGCAGCGAAGGGATTTTCAGCGCTGTCATCCGAAATGAACCAGGCGTCTACCGCCTATAGCACATTCAAGGACAAGAACGCCTCCACTGCACAGAAGGGCGC